CGTGACGATGGGGCAAAGACCTTCTCTTCTGGTGTAAAAGAGTCAAGAATTTCAAATGTTTTTGGTCTTGCTTCTTCTGGAACTAACTTAACAATAAGAACACGAAGTACGCCATTTTCCATGACAACCCCTGTTACGTTCATATATTCAGATAAAGAAAATGTTCGTGTAAATGCTCTTGCACCAATTCCTTTATGAATATAATTGTTTTCATCTTCCTGCGAAGATCCCTTAATTGTTAAGACATTCTTTTCTTGCTCAATAGAAATGTCTTCTTTCTTAAATCCAGCCAAAGCTAGTTCAATCATATAAGTGTCTTCGCTCACCTCAACCAAATTGTATGGTGGGTAGCTTGTTGAATTATGCATTACCTTTTCGAGATCTTGAAAATGGCGATCCCAACCAATAAAAAAAGGATCCTTAAAAAGATCCAGTGAGAATGTATTAACCATATTATTCCTCCTTCAAGCGAATAAATTAATTTAGTGGCCTCCTATTGGACAGCCAATCTTATTATACCATTTTTTCTTTTGAGCGGATGATGAGAATCGAACTCACCCCTTCTGCTTGGAAGGCAGAGGCACTACCAATATGCAACATCCGCATGGTCTCCCCGACACGATTCGAACGTGCATTGATCCGTTATGCGCCTAATGGGTAGAAACCATTGCCAATACGGGGAGATACATTTAAAACTGTGAATATTTTAAAAGGCTTTTAATTTTTTCTGTACTATCTCCTAGCAATCCTAAAGCTGTATTGCACTGATTACATAAGATTCCTCTAACACATTTTCCACAAGAAAATGATCCTGAGCAGCATAGGTGATCATGATCTATGTTCGTAGCTTTTCTATCTTTGCATGAGTGACACTTACCATCATAAATTTCATAAAGATTATTGTATTCTTCTTCAGATAGCTTATGCCTTTTCCAGTTCGTCCTATTTTTAGCAGACTTTAGTTTTGCTTCGCTTAATAACTTTTCTGGATTTTTTTTATAATAATCACTCATATAAATAGAGTGACATCCTTTACAATAACTTCTTCTGCCGTCCTTGTACCTACTTGCTTTTGCAAATAGGTCAAGTGGCTTTGTAACTCCACATTTTACACACATCTTTGTCATAGCTCAATTGTAACAAACATTGAGCTAGAGGTCAATATGTTTAAAAGATCTTTTTCTTTTTATCTTCCATCTTTTTGGTATCAGACTCTGATGCATATAAAGCTCTCATCTGTGCTTCAGCTGCGGTTCTGCCAGAGTGACATCCAACAAGTTCTCCAGTATCTTCTTTTACTACAGCGTACCCGCTGCATCCTGCTGCATTCTGTTTAATTTGCCAAGGCATTTTATTCCTCCTAGTTATTTGGTATATCTGGATTATCTAGTTCAATAATTCCAAAATCTTTTGATACTTTCTTTCCTTCTTCAGTTAATTCAAAAGTTGCATTTAAATTTTCATCATAGGCTATATTAACTAAACCCATTTCATATAGCTGCATCATAGATTGATCTACATGGTTTGCATGCGCTTCCCATAAATCTGGAGCAACTTCTCTTGCAAGTTCAGTTATTCCAAATATAAATTCGCCGTCCTCTGATATACCAGCAACTTCTATAGCGCCAAGCTGGATATAGTAATCTAACATCTCGCCATCTTCTGGCTCTAAACCATCCATTGTTACCTCTCTTGTACACCAGGTAGGACTTGAACCTACGATAGCCGAATTATGAGTTCGGGGCCTTAACCAACTTGGCTACTGGTGCCAAGTGTTTATTGTAACGTACCGTCTTCATTTTTGTCAATAGTTACTTCTACTAACTGCTGCACATAGTCAGAGAAATGCTTTCTTATGTTTCCAGATGGTCTTGAACCAAGTGACTTCCATAATCTTTTATATTCTATCACATTTGCAAAAGTTGTGGGGCAAAGCAATACCTCGTTGTATTCTTTTAAAACAGTTGGCAGAGGAACATGTTTTCCGCAACACTTACACTCTTTGGCTTTTTCTTGGTAGATGCTCATAGTATAGTCATTCTTTCTATTTCACTTGCTAAGCTGTCTGGCATTCTTGGCGCCCTAATCATATTCATGACTGACTCTTCTTCTTTTGGTTTTCCAAAATCTTGTTCGAACGACATTGATTCATATGTATGAATATTTACTTCTTCATTTGTTGCAAATCTAGTCCTGCTTATTGCATTAAATATTGATCCACAAACAGCGTCTGCCAAGTCTTTAGAGCCTTTTCTTGGGTGATCCACCCTGTCTCTCATAATCTTTAATTGCAATAGCTCATCAACAAGTAGCTGTATCGCTGGGCCTCTCAGCCTTTCTTCAGCAATAACCATTGCCATATCGTCATAATGTTTCTTGGCCACAGATAATATTTCTGTGTTAACTCCATACTGCTTTAGTTGCTGCATCATGTCATGAGAGTTCCATCGGTCAAATGTGCAAACCTTTATGTTAAATCCCCTTGATCTAAGAGATAAGATGTAGTCTTTAACTTCAGTAAAATCAACTGACTTATCTTTTGTCGGTGTCCAATATCTTACTGCATCTACTTCAATAATAGGTGCTGGCTGAGAATATGTGTCAGTGACTTTAACATTAACCCACTTTTGAACATGTGACATTGCAACTGCACAATGGTCATGCTTTTGCGCTAAGTCTACGTGAAGAAAATAAACCTTGTCTGGATCTGGAACAAACCATTCTTGAAGTCTTCCAAAGCTGTCTACAGCCTGTGCTCCTACATTGAATGCCTTCTCAACCTTTTCTCTAGACTTAAAGAATGCATCAATTGCTTCTGGTGGCATACATGCAAATCTTGAAAGAGCATCTGATGGATTCGTATAGAAAGCTGTTTTAAAATCATCAATTGTTCTAACTGGATTAATCTCCCATGTTGGGCGCTTAAGTGCATAGACTTTTGGAATCTTATAGGAAATTATATGATCTTCTTCCCACTGAATATCAAACTCATTACCTTCTGTTCCGTCTGGTAATTCTTCATACATTTTAAATTTATGCTCACGAATAATAGTTTCTTTTTCAGCCACCACCGCATCATATCTTTGTTGAATATAATCATTCTTATAACGTGGGAAAGAAAGAAGAATTACTTTGCCAAAGTCTGGGAAACGAGAATCTACTGATGCCCTGTACATGTCATAAATAGCAGAGCCAGTTTTTGCCTGCTCATGACCAGTTGTATTTTCAATACTAAACCCTGAAATTTCGTCAAGGATTACAACGATTACGTTGTAGCCTTCCCATGCCTCACGCTCTGAGTGTCCAGAGTGAACTGTAATTGCTTTATCAAATTGAACTTCTGAAGCTTTAGCATTATATCTTCCAACAAACCAAGGTGACTTATCGATTCTTGTTTTAAATCCTTTAAAGAAAACATTGTTTGCTTGCTGTGAGTTAATTGCAATGTTAATAATATCTATGCTGTCGCCAGGTGGTTTTCCATAATATGTTGCTGGATCTTTTAAGCACAGCAATAGGTACACTATATAAGCTACAGCAATAGTTGAACAGTAATCTTTTCCAGATCCTTTTCCTAGCTGAGCAACAACTTCATTTGCTGTTTGCTTTGACCTGATTCTTCCCTCTTCTTCTCCAAATAGCTTAATGAGAGTTGCTTCTTTATAAATCTGTGAGCTTTTTTCAATTAATGTGTATTGGAATTCAGACAAAGGTGGCAGGCCAAGATACTCTGGTCCGTTCACAAATGTTCTTAAATCAACAGGCTTCTCGTCAAATTCTTCACCGTCAAGTATGTCAATTAAATCTGAGAAATCAAACGACATCAGCATCCTCAATGACTACGGATTCTACAATGCCAGTAATTTGTGATAATCTTTTTGCTACTTCCATCTTACATTTTGGACACGTTGAAGTAACCTCTTTTAATATCCTCACAAGGATGTCCTGCTTTCGCTCAGTATCTGCAATTTGTCCTGCAAGCTCTGCATTGTCTAACAGACCCACCTGTTGCAACATTCCAATTCTTTTTGTTTCAATGTCTGAAATAAGCTTTAATGCATTGGCCTTAACATTTAGTTGACCAGATTGATCTGCGTCCTCTACGGTCTTCCAGGCCTCTTTAATAAGCATTGCGTAGTGTTGGTCTGCCCCAGAGATTGCTTCTTTAGCACGTTCTCTAGACGATGTATCATTATGTACAACAGACTTCCATTCATCAATGAGTTCAATAACTTCAGCACGTTTAAAACCAGTCAGGGTTGCGATGGCTGTAGGATTATTTCCTTTTAGTAGTTCTTCAACTACCTTATTCATGCGATCATAATGATCTGCTAGTTCAATTTCCATATTACTTAATTATACTTCTAGTCGACTGAAATAGCAAGTTTCTTAGCAATTTTAAGTAAGATTAAATAACCAATCATATCGTCAATATCATT